GCAGTTATCCAAGCACTCACCACACCTACACAAGTCAGTAAAAAATGCAGAGCTAGACCCCCGTGTAGCCGTCCTTTCTACTGTGCGTGGTATAACGCCAGATATGGCTAAGGACCTGCTTGAGAAGTTTGGTAGCATACCTAAGATGTTAAGGACTAGGACTACACAAAAAGAAATCATGAGTGTTCCGGGTATCGGTAGAAAAAGAGCCAAGGACATATTAAAGTTACGAGAAAACTATTAGGTTCTGCTCGCAGAAAACTTGTCTGCTGATGACCCCGTGTTGGCAGAAGCCCTCTGCATCTTGACACTTAGGTTCTTGAGTATAACGCTTGTGGCATTTGCTGTATCACTACCTGTACCGGGCTTTCTAGTTATTCTTACCAGTATTCTATTGTTAGACTTTCTTAGACCGGATATGGTCTGCTCTGGTAGTATGTCAATTATCCTGTTGCTAGTACCAGTATATACCTTTACCTCATTAGTAACTGTAACACCGGCGTTTTCGTTACTAACTGTTACGTACAACACCGCACATGTCTTACCAGAAGCCGATAGTGGTGAGTGTGTGGTAGTAGCCTGTATGCTCATCCTGTTGCTTAAGATGTCATTTGGTACAACGAATGATGTTTCTAGAGAAACCTCTTGTGACTCTATAATTTCATCTGTTGCTTGCAGACCCTTACCCGCAAAGATAAACCCGTCTGCCGTTCTTGACGCAGTACCACCAACAATGGATATATCTACGTCCATACCCTCTATACCTCGCATAGTGGACGGTATTACGGCTGGCTTCTGTTGCCCTAAGACAGAGAATGTAGCACCACCGGATAGGTTGTCGTTTGGCAAGCTCATTCTACCCTTTAAGTTGCCGTAGCTTTTCTTAGACATCTTGCCTATAGCCATACCATCATCAGTTTCAAAAGAGTCTGCATCAAAATCCTCATAACCATCACCTAATTGTTGGTCTGCATCTGGGTCTAGGTCTATGGTTGGGAAATTCTGTGGAGGTATGTAGACAGTACCACCGTAGATTGGGTTGCCAGACGTATTACTACCACCACTACCCTGTTGTAGTCCATCAGTATCTTTACCCAAAATATAATCCATCAATCTTTGTGACGAAAGTGACTCATCTCTCTCTAAAGAAAGTTGAAGCTCGTCTACGTTATTGGAGGATGCACCCCACTTTACGTCTTTTATGACCATAGTTTGTGCATTCATCTCAAGACCCAAATCTGTAACCGACACATAGGTAGCTGGTACAAAGGATAGGTCCCTGCATATCTGTATTCTAGGTGCGTACCATTCCTTCCTTGTGTTGCGGAAGCCACCATACATCTCTGTGTATGGCCTCATACCTATAGGGAATATACTGTTTGCATTTACAGAACCACTACCATTGTCTACACTACTATCCAAGATGTAGTTTGCCGAACCGTGTGCTGTTTGTGATGGGTTGCCACACCTACGTCTGAGTAACGCTCGACAGTATTCTGCGTTAAAAGAAAAAACTATCTTGCCCTGTGAGGATGAATACGACTGAGGTACATCTATCTCATAGTACCCACTGTGCTTTACGTCTTTGGATGATGTGTTGTTGCTATACTGTGAGCTATGTAAGTCCTTTGTAGCCGTAGCGTTGAATCTGTAATCTGCTATATGTACAGTAAATTCTGATTCGTCTATGTTTGTTCCCGTTTGATTTTTTAAATCAACCCATATTCTAAGAGGCTCGCTACTATTATCGCTTACGAATGGTACACTGTTAGGTATATGCACTATCTGTACTGCGTTAGATATAGAGTTACTACCATACCAGTAGTAGTTTGTTTCCCATGATACATCACCACTACCCGTGTCTTGGCTAATACCATACCTAGATACAGAATCATCGTTGCGGGCAGAGGCATCGTTTGTACTCATGTTACCATGCAGACCATTCACCATGCCGGGGAACAAAGCACCACCAGTACCCAAGTAAGTCCAGTTTGTGCAGTTATCTACATTGTCGTTAGTACCACGAAGGGCTATGTATGGGTCTGCTATGTACCCATACCTACCAGTTTCAATCATCTTATTCTCAGC